GTCTAGTTCAGGTTGGGGATGCACGTCAGGGATGGTCTATCCCTTGGGAAGACTGGAAAGGCGTTTTCTATGATGCCATGAGTAAGTTCGACGGTCCCATTGTTTGCCACAACATTGCTTTTGAGGCTAAGTGGTTTGACCAGCAGTCGACTTGGAGGATGCCTTGGCATCGCGCCCACGACACTATGCTCATGGCAAAGCTTATTGACCCGCTTGGTTCTGGTGCCCTAAAAACTTTAACAGAAATATTTGTAGACCCTAGAGCAGCAGCTTTGCAATCTCTTCTTGATCGTGGATTGACAGATAACGGGTGGACATGGGGGACAGTCCCAATTAAATTTGAGCCTTACTGGGCATACGGGGCTCTTGACCCTGTCCTAACAATGAAACTGTTTGAAAAATTTTGGGATAAGTGCGCCCCCGGAAAGCCATATCACTATGCATACGAACTTGAAATGAATACTCGTCGCATAACTACTCAAATGGAGCTCAACGGGGCAAGGCTTGATCTTGACTACTCAAAGAAAAAATATAACGAACTAATTCGCTACACTCAACAGGCTGCCGATTGGTCTAAGTCAACTTATGGAGTAAGTATAGGTAGCAATCAACAATTAGTTTCTCAATTTGAAAAGTTAGATGTAGAAATTACAGAAAGAACCGAGAAAGGGCAAAAGTCTGCAAATGCTGACCAGCTCAAGATGATTGTTCGAGATGGCAATCCCTCTGCCCAAGAATTGGCCCGAACCACTCTAAATTACAGACAGTCCCTAAAACTTGCAAACACATACTTCTTAAACTTTATTGATGACAACATTGATGGCTTTGTGCATCCCTCTGTAAACACAATGGGTGCTCGTACTGGCCGCATGTCCATTCAAAACCCCGCTCTTCAGACATTGCCTAAGGGAGATGACGTCGTTAGGAAAGCATTTCTTCCAAAAGATGATGACCATGTACTTATTACTTCCGACCTCGATCAGGTCGAGTTTCGTATGTTTGCATCTCTTTCGGAAGACCCAAACCTTATCCAGCTTTTCTTGCGTGCAGATGCAACTGGCTCTGACCCATTTACTGAGATTGGCCGCGAAGTGTATCAAGATGCTTCTATACAAAAGTCCGACAAGCGTCGTGCTCTTATCAAGGGCGTTGTGTATGGGCGTCTATATGGTGCAGGTGTTGCTAAGCAGGCACTTACAGCTGGCGTACCAGAAGAGCAGATGCGTGCAGTATCTAACGCTTTTGACGATAGCTATCCTGGAATGCAGCGATTCCAAAAAGCAGTAGAGCAAAGAGGTATGAAAAGACTCCAAGATGAAGGCCAAGGATATGTAAATACTTGGACTGGGCGTCGCTTGCCTTGCGACGAAGATCGCGTTTACACGCTAGTCAACTACCTAATTCAGGGCGGTGCTGCAGAAATCTTTAAATCTAATCTTGTCAAGCTGGACCAAGCAGACCTAACCGATTTGCTAATTGTTCCAGTTCATGATGAAATAGTTCTTAATGCACCTCGCGAGGACGCTGAAGAAGTCAAAGAGCTAGTTAAGAAGTGCATGACTACAACTGAAGGATGGTCAGTTCCGCTTACTGCAGATGTTGACGGTCCATTAGAGAACTGGGGTTCAAAGTATGCCTAGATATGTTTTGGCAGTTGATCCCGGCAAGATGACGGGAATGGCTCTATTTAGCTATGAGAGCGGCTCTGAGCCTGTTTTAGAGTGGTCTAAGGAGCTAGAGCAACATGAAGTCGCGGAAGTCGTACGAGCCACCCTGTGGACAGCCACGATAAGACATAACGTAGATGTTGTTTGCGAGCGATTTGTAATTAATGCCCAGACTGTTCGTAATGCTCAAGCCCCGTATTCTCTAGAAGTAATAGGTATTGTCAAACAGTGTCTTCATGATAATGGAAAAGCTATGGATGACATCTATTTTCAATCGCCAGCAGACGCAATGGGAATGTTTGACAATAAAAAACTAAAAAAATTAGAGTATTGGCATGTTGGTGGTGACGGGCACGCCCTAGATGCAATTCGACACGCCCTACTTAGACTAGTAAAAACTGGCTGGAAGCCTGTAAAATTGTTACAAACATAGTTATTATCAATAAATAACATGCAACCGCTTGTTTTTTATGATAATATAGACATAGTGACGGAATGGAGAGCTAAGTGCCTGTTTTTGTGGAGTTAGATACAGCCCACATTGTCATCAATGCCGAGTGGCGTTTGAAAGAAATTTGTAGGGCACTGCCTGGTGCAAAATGGGATTCAAATAAAAATGTTTGGAGAATCCCTCTATCTTGGACTGGGTGCCTAGCCTTAAGATCTACGTTCGGGGACCAGCTTGAAATAGGACCAGAACTTGCCGATTGGGCGAGAAATGAACTATCAAATAGAATTAATCCTTGCAATATTTTGCGAGATGTAGAGGGCATTGAAGAAGGAGACCAAGACCTTTTCCCCCACCAAAGGGCGGGAGTTGAGTTTCTAGTAAAAGCTCGTAGAGCTTTGCTGGCCGACGAACCTGGACTCGGTAAAACTGCTCAGGCAATTAGGGCACTAAAAAAGCTACAAGAAAACGGAGAAGAAGTTTTCCCTGCTCTAATTGTTTGCCCCAACACATTGAAAACAAACTGGGAGCGCGAGTTTGATAGGTGGTGGCCTGGAATTGATGTTCAGCTAATTAAAGGCTCTGCAACACAGCGCCGCAAAGCGTTTGACCATGAAGCACAAGTGTATGTAATCAACTGGGAATCTCTAAGAACCCACTCTAGGCTCCAGCCTTACGGTGCAGTAGCTCTTGCAAGATGCGTAGAGTGTGGGGGCCATGACTCAAAAATTAGCCCTGCCCGCTGCGAAGTTCACCAAAGAGAGCTAAACACTATTAATTTTAATTCCGTAGTTGCTGATGAAATTCACAGGTCTAAAGAGCCCAAATCTAAGCAAACTAGAGCCCTATGGGCAGCATCTGGCGATGCAAGTACTAGATTTGCACTTACTGGTACTCCGATTGCAAATAATGCAGTAGACCTTTGGCCTATCCTTCATTGGCTAGACGAAAAAGAGTGGCCCAGCAAGACCAAATGGATTGATAGATATGTAGACACCTACCTAAATGCGTTTGGTGCTCTTATGATTCTTGGCCTAAAACCTGCGATGGAGGCTGAGTTTTTTGCTGGCATCCACCCGCGTATGCGAAGGATGCTAAAGTCAAAAGTACTTCCTTGGCTTCCAGAAGTTATTAATGACCGTCGCGACGTCGAGATGGGTGCTAAGCAGGCTAAGGCATACAAGCAAATGCTAGAAAATATGATGGCAATGCTAGAGGGTACTCCTGAATCTGACCTTCAAGAAGAGCTTGACGAAAACGTACTTTCAGGGGATTTAGTAGTTGCAACTAATCCTATGGTTCAAATGGGCAGACTGATTCAGTTTGCTAGTGCCTATGGTCAGATTGAATTGATTGATGGCCAAGAAAAAATGTTATTGTCAGACCCCTCTTGTAAAGTTGACGCTCTAATGGATGACATTAAGAGCGGTGACTTTGGAGATGACTCTGTCGCCGTGTGCGCCGTTTCAAGGCAGCTCATTGAAATTTTGAGTGCCAGGATGAGCAAAGAAAGTATCCCTCACGGTCTTATTACTGGTGCTCAGAGCGAACTAGAACGCCAGCAAGCTATTGATGATTTCCAGTCTGGGCGTACAAAGTGGATTTTGTTCACTGCCCAAGCTGGCGGTGTTGGTGTCACCTTGACAGCAGCACGCCGACTTGTTATGCTTCAGAGACCATGGTCTCTTGTTGACTACAAGCAGGCTCTGGATCGCGTTCACCGCATTGGCTCTGAGATTCATGATTCAATTCTCATTACCGACTACGTGACCGAGGGAACTGTAGAAGAAAAAGTTATTGAAACTCTTGGAGCTAAAGACTACAATTTCCAACAGATTGTTCGAGATAAAGAGCAGCTAATGAAAATACTTAAGGACTAAAAATGGAGACCGCAAGCCCAGTAAGAATCTCTAACTCAGAGGTGCAAACATTTAAAGATTGCCGCAGGCGTTGGTGGCTTACTTACTATCGACGTCTAAAACCAAAAGTTACTGAGTTTACTGGAGCGCTAGCCCTAGGGTCTCGCATTCACGAAGCTCTAGACCGCCACTATTCGACGGGACAAGACCTACTAGAGGCTCACTCGGATCTTGTTAAAGAAGACATAAAAAAGCTGCAAGACGAGTTTCGCGACACTTCCGCGCTCGAAGCCGATGCTGACCTTGGCCGCGTAATGCTAGAAGGTTACCTAGAGTGGGTAGAGCAAGAGGGTATTGACGCTGAGCTTGAAATGATTTCAACCGAAGAAATCCTTGAGCGTCCCATGATGGATGGCAAAGTGATTCTTCAAGGAAAAATTGATATGCGCGTACGTCGAAAAATTGATGGTGCTCGTATGATTCGTGACTTCAAGACTGTAGGCGGTTCTTTTGCAGACTTTGGGGCCATGGCTCACATGAACGAGCAGGTAAAAACTTACATGCTTCTAGACGAGGTTCAAGAGAGCGAAGCAGGCGAGCGCACTGACGGTGCTATCTTCACGATGCTTCGTAAGGTAAAGCGCGGTGCTTACGCTAAGCCACCGTTCTATGACCAAATTGAAGTTCGCCACAATAGGTTTACACTCCGTGCATTTCTAGACCAACTAGAAGGAGTGCTCTCCGACATGCTTGACGTCCGCGAGGCGTTGGACAACGGAGAGAGTCACTTCCGCCACGCATACCCTAAACCAAGCAGGGACTGCAAGTGGAAGTGTCAATTCTTCGCTATTTGCCCGCTATTCGACGACGGAAGCGCCGCCGAAGCAGCACTTAGCGATGCGTTTGAGTCATCCGACCCATACGGTTATTACGGAATCGAAGAGAAGAAGGGAAGTGAGGAATAATGTCAGACGTGGAACGCAGCTTAACATTAATGGTTTATGGCGAATCCAAGGTTGGTAAATCAACTTTTGCAGTCACGGCACCTTACCCACGCCTAATGCTCGACGTTGAGGGAGGACACCGCTTTCTCCCTATCACTGTCAAGTATTGGGACCCGCTTACCGAAGAGCCGCCACTAGCAGATGGTACCTGGGACACCGTTGTAGTCAAAGTAAATGAATACGACGTTGTCATGAAGGCCTTCCAGTGGCTACAGTCTGGTAAGCACCATTTCAAGTCCTTGATTATTGACTCCATTTCGGAGCTCCAGGTCAAGTGCATGGACAACATCGCAGGCACAGAGCAAATGAAGATGCAACAGTGGGGAGAGCTTCTCCGCCACATGGGTGCACTACTTCGTGACCTCCGTGACCTTACGATGCACCCAACCCAGCCTCTTGAGGCTGTGGTACTGACCGCTATGGCACGTAAGGGTCAGGATGGCGTATACCGTCCCTACCTCCAAGGCCAGCTAGCGATTCAGGCCCCATATTTCTATGACATCCTTGGTGCACTTACGGTGGAGACGGAACCAAACCCAGACCCGCTGCAGGCACCATATAAAGTTCGTCGCATGTATGTCGAACGTACTCCAGAGTACGAGGCTGGCGAGCGCGTCCAAGGACGTCTAGGCAAAGTAGTACAGCAGCAAGACCTCGGGGTCGAACGCATGCTGGACATGGTCTTCGGAGAGAAGAAGGCTGAACCAACTAAGAAAGCAAGTTAAGAAAGGCAGTTATGACTACTGTTAATTTCGCACAGCTCGTCCAGAAAGCTGGAGATGCTGCTGCACAAACAAACTACGAGCCACTACCTGAGGGTGACTACGAGTTTAAGGTAATTGAAGCTCAGGCAACTACCGCTTCTACTGGAAAGCTTATGTTTAAGCTGACTAATGAAGTTCAGGGAGGTCCGCACGACAAGCGTCGTGTTTGGGATCAGTGGGTTGTCACTCCAGACAACGAGACTGCAATGAACATCTTTTTTGGAAAAGGTGCAGCTGTAGGACTCAACAAGGAGTATTGGCTATCTGACCCGACTCCTGCTCAGGTAGAGCAGGCCCTACTTGGTAGAGCTTTCCGAGGCAAGGTCGCAATTCGTTCCTACCAAGGAAAGCCAAGCAACGAGATTAAGAGCTACTATCGCTCTTCTTCTGCAGCTAACACTGCTACTACTGCTGCAGCCCCTGCAGCAGCCACCCCAGCTCCTGCCCCAGCTCCTGCGCCCGCGCCTGCTCCTGCGTCGCCTGTAGCTGGAAGCGAGTCTGCTCCCTTCTAGTTAAAAATGGCGGGGCA